AAGTTCAAAAAAAATATTTCTTTATATTCAACTTTTTTCTTTATATTCAACTTTTCAGCTTCCTAATTAGGCAAGTTCTTTAAGTTCAAAAGTTCTTTATAATCAAATTTAATTTCTTTATATTCAACTTTTGAAAAGGGGGGGTACTTAAAGAAATCACGTTTTTTTTAAAATGCGGGTGTGTTGTTTGTGGCATCATTTTGAAACGGACTTGCGGACTTTCTTTAAGTTCAAAAGTTCTTTAAGTTCAAAAGTTTAAAACTTTTTATTTTTTATTTTCTTGAAAAAAGTTCTTTAAGTTCAAAAAAGTTTCTTTATATTCAACTTTTTATTTTTTGTCATATTTTTGAAAATTGTCGAAAAAGTTGAAAAAGTTGAAAAAGTTGAATATAAAGAAAAAAAAAGTTTGAACTTAAAGAAATTTTAAAAATACCGTGATTCTTGAAATCCTGCAGAGGATATAAAGAAAATTACATATCCAAAAACGGACTTTACATCGGATTACATAAAATTACATGTAATTTTTTTTAGCCTGTACTACGGGCACTAAACTTTTCTATATTTCTCATCTTAATGTTTAAAAATATATAAAGTCCGCAAGTCCGTTTGAAAACTCTCACAGATTTAATTTTGGTAAAAAAAAACAGTTTCTTTATATTCAGATTTTTTTCAATGGTGAACTTAAAGACTTAAAGAAAGTTGAGGGTACTTAAAGAAATTGGGGTACTTAAAGAAACTATATTTTTTTTTGCAAATATCAGTATTTAAAAGTTTTGGGTGCGGACTTGCGGACTTTGGGAAAATAACACCGTTAAGACGAGGATTTCATTTTTTTTTCACGCCCGTGTCCCAGGCTAAGAAAAATTACATGTAATTTGATGTAATCCGATGTAAAGTCCGTTTTTGGGTATGTAATTTTCTTTATATCCCTTGCAGGATTTTTAAAAACACGGTATTTTTAAAATTTCTTTAAGTTCAAAAAAAAGTTCTTTAAGTTCAACTTTTTATTTTTTTTATTTTTTTTCATTTTTTTTCATTTTATCAAAAAATAATTCTGGTTTTTTTGAAACGGACTTGCGGACTTTGAAAACGCGAAATCTGAATTCCCGAAGGAATTTCAAATCTGGCTAAGGTAGAAAGTGTCTTGAAAATCTTAATTTACTTTACTCGTGTAAAACATACTCAAAAGGGGGTAGGTCGTCAGTTTCGTAGGTTTCTTCAGTTTCGTCAGTTTCTTCAGTTTCTTCAGTTTCAGTGATCCCAGTGGCATTCGCCATTTGGCATTCCAACACGAGTTGCCGAAAGTGAGTCTCTATTGAAAACTCGGTCCAATAGTCGAGGACTTCCAGATCTCGCGACGACATGTAACTATTGGTACCACTCAGCAAGATCGTTCACACTGGACTCACATGTCCCCGAAGGAACAACGCCATGTTTTTTTACATCTCATCCTCTACCTGAGGAACCTTAGGAGCTTGGCGGCACAACCAGCGAGCGTGGTGGCGACACTTGCACTCGCAACGGGGTTCCGATGGGCGCTCAGACGAAAGCGCTGTATCAATCCAAGGAACAAAGGACCCTGGTTTGTTGATCTGGTGCCGCGCGCAGCACTTGCAAGCCGCGGTGTGTTCGAGCTTCTCCTTCCATGTGCTTCCAGGAATCTCGTCGAACTCTTCGAAGAGTAGCTGATCAACTGGGAGACACCTCCCTTCCTCCAGTTTGCACATGATGTCCTCGACGAAGATCTCATCGTAAGCGGGCAGGGACCAGGTTGAGTTGCGCATGTTTGACACGTGGGTCTTTGTACCCCGAGGGGTACCATGTGTTTTTTTTTGTTTTTTTTTTGAGTGTCGCGCTCTACTCCGTGAAGAGTGCCTCGTCGTCCGACTCCGGGTCAGTCTCCTCGCCTTCCTCCTCCTCGAGCGTCTCCTTAACCATCTCCGCGAGGTCTTTCGCGAGGAGGGTGCCGTTCTTGCCCGACCCCTGGATGTGAGAGACATCGTCCTCATCCCAGTCGTGCTGCTTCATCAGCTTCGCCGCAGAGGGTGAGATCTTGATCTTGTCGTCAGGGGCGACGGCGGCCGTTGTTGCAGGCTCAGAGACCATCGTCTTGACATCCTTGAGAAGAACCTTGCCGTTCTCGCCGGTGCCGGTGACGGTCTCGATGTCGATGCCGTTGTCCCTCGCGAACTGCTGCGCACCAGGGGAGGCGTTGACCTTCTTCTTCGGGGGCTCAGCGAGGGTCTTGAGGTCCTTCACCGAGATCTTGTCGTTGGCAGCAGTGCCCTTGAAGTCGTCCGGAACGGTGATGCCCTTCGCTTCCGCGAAGTCCTCGGCCGCCTTGCTCGCGAAGCGAGAGGTCTTCTTCTCCTTGGGGGGCTCGAGGAGCTTCTTGGGGAGGAGACCCTTTGCGGACAAGAGGAGCATCGCGGCGGCGCGGTCGGCGGGCTTGTTCGTGAGCATCTCGTCGATGATCATCGAGAGGTTCTGCGCGGAGGTCGCCATTGTTTCGGAGTTGTTCTGGGTGATTGCTGTGTACACCCACCTTATGTGGCGAGGGCCTAACCTGGATTTTTTTTTGCAATTACAAAAAAAACCGTTATTAGCCCCATGGGGGCGCGCCACGGGGCCCTAATCTCGGTTTAAAACGCAATTGCAAAAAAAAATCCAGCCTAGGGGGGTGCGCCTCTAAGCGAGTGTAAGCGAAACTCTAAGCGATGGAAGTCACGACACGCACTGTTTCGCGCAACCGCTGCTCGTGCTGCCGCCAAGAGGGTCACAACCGCACGAGGTGTCCTCACGACGCGGCAGAAGCGACGAGTCTTCGGGACGCGTACAACCGGGAGCGCCGCGAGTTTCACCGCCGCCTCGTCGAGCGCGCCCTTCGTCCGCCCCCGAACGCGAGCCTGTACGATCAGGTGCAGGACCTCCAAGCCCGTCTCACCGCCCTGCGGGAACGGGAACGGATCGCGAGCGGAGGACACGACCCGGCCGCGCACCCGGACGGCCCCTCTGTTTGCCAGGTCAAGATCCAGGAGATCCTGTTCGAGAACGCTCAGCAGATCCCTGATGGACTGTACAAGGAACTGATGGACGCGCTGATGATCCGCAACTGAACTTCAAACGTCGACGTCTCCTTAGGGAGGCCAAGGTCGGCGTGTACGAGAGCCGATCGGTATGCCTAAGGTTCACGAGCTCCGCGCCCTCATCGAGATTCTTGACGTGTGCTACACCGAACTTCACGATCTTCTCATGACTGATCACCCGCCGCCCGACCACCTCGAGAAGATTGCCAAGGAGCGTCAGACCATCGAAGACGTCGAGTACCTCATCGCGGATGTCAAGGCCGAGATCGCTTGCAAGGAACTTCATAAGTATCTCATGAACGAGTACACGATGGTTCACCAGATGAATCGTCTACGCGTCTAAGTACTTAAACAAAAGCGACCCCTCGGGGTCCTCCTACGGGAGTAACGATGGCGATCCTTCAGACCAATACTCTTCCTATTCGCGATATTCAGATCTGCGATGGCTGGTGTTTGCCCCCTTGCTGGAAACGCAAGACTATTCCGCCTTGGTTGTGGTGCGACGCTGTCTGCGACTACGCCAAGTGTCAGGTGATAACTGTACCAGATGAGCTTCTCGCGAGGACCTACTCCAATCTTGCGTTGTCTCGAGAATGCCTCTTTCTTTGCTACCAACTGGAAGATCTCGAAGGTGTAAGAAGGTGTAAAAAGAACATCGCCGACATCCTGACGCTTCTCGAGAAGTACAAGTAAGAACATAAACGCAGGTGTCTCCTTTGGGAGGCCAAGGCCTGCGCGCAAACTAAGCTGTCAAATATGTGCCTCTCTTATGCCGATGCGCTTTTTTTCCCTCATGCCCGTCAGAATCTGTTTGACGTGATAAAGAGCCGCCTATTGGCAAAAGGAGGTCTTCTTATTTTCGGGACAGACAAAGGAAAGACACAACAGTCTGGGACTCGCGCCGAAGGAAAAGTCAAGGAGGTTCTCGACGAGCTGAATCTTTTCTATACTTGTGCTCCATCTCAGCAGCACCGCGACTTTCGAAACATTGGAAACATCGGACTTGACATCGAAGTTAAAAAATCTGATAAAGGAATTATCAAGTGCAATGATACTCGTCCACCAGAGGACGTGTTCTACATCGTATTCCTTTATCAGAAATCTACGGAAAAATCAAAACATAAGCCATGTATTTGGTTTGGTACAGGAGATGAACTTTGCGGACACCCTGAACTTGAAGCTCTTAGAGAAGTAGATATTGCGATGGAGAATGCGAGGAAAATTGCAAAGAGTAAGGGTTTAGGAAATCTGAAGTTGTACCCAAGATACAACTGGTCGGTCAATTGTGCTGGATTGTCCGGAAAAATCGAACTAGATCCCGAGCAATGAACGTGACAAGATTTGGAGGAACAGCATTTCCAATTTGAACAATTTGATTCTTGGTATTTCCAGCAATTAAGAATTCCTTAGGGAATCCTTGAATCTGTTTTAGTTCATTTACATTGAATGGTCTAATGTATAATTCATTTTTATATCTCAATGGGACGAGTAGTCTCGGTTGATGATCATAACTACAAATTATTGTCTTGGATGGGTTATTGCGGTTAACAATTTCTAAATGTATAGGAGATTCTCTCTTTGAGTACGAAAGCAAGGAGTCAAATGTTTTACCATTGTATTCAGGTTCTTTATTTAGAATGGATATAATATAAGGATGAACAATGTCATATGGGTCCCTGTCATCTGTATCTACATTAATCGCGTCTACGGATTTATCATCGTAAACATTTGCTACACATACAGAACCTTTTAAACTTTTTTCCAGAAAAGAAAGTTTACAATTTGACACGTTTTCTTCATTCGGAAACTTGTAGTCATAATCAATGGACTCGTGAACTCCTACTATAATCAAACGTCGTCTTAGTTGTGGTACACCGCATGTCTCGGCCTTTATTACCTTAAACTTAATTTTATAGCCAATTTCTTCAAATGACTCTACGATAATATCTATGTATTTTTCACCTGATTCTGTTTTCCGTGAGAGTAAACCTTCTACGTTTTCTCCGATAATAAACTCAGGACAAATTAATTCAGTGGCTCTTACAAATTCTTTGAATAGAGTATTTCTTGGGTCGTCGGGTAATTTTTTGCCGCCATGTGAAAAGCCTTGACAAGGAAAACCTGCGAAAATTAAATTCACGATACCATTGTATTTAAGGAAGATGTCATCTGAAATTTGAGTGATGTCTGTCTTTCCGTTATCTTGAATAAGTTCAGAATTAAAATTCAAATTGTGTGTTTCTATAAACTTTGGAATATTTTCATTATAAGCAACTACATCTATTCCGGCATTTTTCATACCCAAGGTGTCTCCACCCATTCCTGAAAATAAACTAATGGCTTTCATAGTAATGATGTATACGTTTTCTTTTTAAACTAATTTAAATAAACATAGGGGAAACTATCCAGGATTAGGACGCGTGGGGATCGAACCCACGGCCACAAGATTAAAAGTCTTGCGCTCTGCCAACTGAGCTAGCGTCCCTTATGTTTATCAGACATGTAATATTTATATTTTATTTCTTTAAGTCTATTTACAATACTGGATTTCCAATTAGAAGTTCGTTTGTCATCTCACACACAACACCTACCATCGCTAGACGACCAATAAACATTTCGTTTTCGGGCGTAGCAGTCAAATTCATAGGATTAAAATTGTAAACACCTGGTTCATGAGTATCCTTGAATGTAAACCATTCGTTTGTGTTACTTGGGAAGTTGTAAGCCTTTAGCATCTGAGAAAACTCAGAACATCCAAAAATACCTAGAAGAAGAAGCTGATTTTCAATGGGCATGCTATTTACAAAATTAATTCCAAGGCCGTCTGGGCTAATCGTGTCTAGAAGTGGAATCAATGTAGATGAAAACATGGCAACACGTCCGTGCTTAATTTCTGCTTCGCGAACAAACTTTGATGTTGAAATTGTAAAAGTACTGTAAGCTGCTACGGTGGGAACAAGCGAGTAAATTAGCATTTTCATTCTTTGATACATTTATATAAAATTTATCTTTAAATATATTAATAAAAAATAAAATCTAGTTATAATATTAAAATGAAAATTAATAAGTATTACATCGCTGCAGGAGTAGCCCTTTTAGTTATTTTAATTGTAGTATTCACCCAGAGATCCGACTGGGATGAGAATAATTTTATTCTTTCGGCTGATAACAAAGGAAACTTAACTCCGATATCCGAGAAATATTTCGAGGATGAAGAAAAAAGACTTATTAAGGTCGTAAACACAAAACTCGCCGAAATTTCAAATAGGGTCGGGGCAGTTGCAAATAGGGTCGAAGCAGTGGATAGAGCACTTGGCGCCAGGATAAATACAAATGCAAATAACATTCGCGCCGAGGCCAACGCAGCATTACAAAGAAACCGGGTGGTTGCTGCGAGAGCCGAACAAATTGACGTACACTATGACAACCTATCTAAGAAAACTGTATACAAAAACACCGACTTCCATCTACAAAATCGGGCGAAGCAGCGCAATGAGAGGTTCGGTGAGTATAATGAACGCGGTGGGTGGTACGCCGGACCCAATGGAAGAACCCAGTGGTTTATATCGTAAATAATATTAACGCCTAAGACCTTTCTTACCACGCAAGCGTTCCAAAGCGCGATCTAGATGTTTCCGCTCCTTTTTTGGCATTTTATCCGGTACGATGAAGTCTTCAAGAGAACCAGTTGAATCGGAGTCAGATTCTTCTTCTGATGTTTCACATTCATCCACTTCATTTACAGTGTCCCATTCTCTACAAAGATGACGAGCAATGTGCCTACAAGGACACTTACATTCTTTTTCTGCGTGATTATGCGTGTACTCATTTGCTACAATTCGATGACCTAGAATAGGAAAATTAATTTTATGCCTTTCACAACAAGAACACCTATTTAACTCCCGAGGGAGTTCTTCAAAGTTTCCACAAATTTTCATATTTTCGTCGAGATATGTTTCTGGACTTTTGTCGCCTAGAAATGTAACAAAATTCATTTAATTAATTATAAAAGTTCTTTTTAAATTAATTTTATATATAAATAAATGAATTTTGAATTGATAGTTTTAGTTTTTATAGCTATTATGTTAAGTGCCGTGACTTATAAGGTTTTTACAATGGGTACAATCGACGATGATATTGAAAGAGACTTCAAAATGGACCTAAATGTATTAGATATGGGCGGCAAAAACGCAGGTAAAGACGGTATGACCACGGCTGGTGTAATAACAGGTGTATATTCTGATACTGGAATTCAAGGCAAAATAAGATTTCGACCAAGTCCTGGAGGGGATATGATTGATGCTGCTAAGATCGGTTTATCATATTAATCTTCAGTTGTGATAGCTAGATCCTTGAAAATCATTTCTTCCTCCTCTTCAAGTTCAGAATCTGAAGATACTTCATACTTCTTCCAGTCTAGTGCGTGGCGAAAGCAGTAATTATTACTACAATTGTCCGGCTTTTGGTCTCCATTCTTGTCACATGGAGAACCGTCGCGGTTGACCCCATGACACTTCTGTACCGTTTTCTTTTTAGTGTTCTTAATTTCTTTACAAATGTCAGTCATAAGACTTGGAATTGTTTTTTCGGGTTCTTCTGGGATGGCTACAGACGAAGACCCAGACGCAGTTGTATTTGGTTTTCCATTCTTCGATAGTTCGTCGATGTCCTTCTTTGTAATTTTTTCCTTATCAAAATCATCAAGTGTGAAGCCTCTTTCCGCTGCGTATTCGGCAGCGATCTTGGTAGCAAATTTCTTTACACCTGATGACACATTTGGAGCCTTACGTGGAACAGCGGTTTTTGGTCTCGTAGTTGTGGACAACGGAGTGACGATTTCTTGGTTGCTAAGGAGTTTGTGTGCGAGTTCAATAAATGTTTCGTTGAAAATAGCAAGCATCTCTGTCGTCGCTTCTTCGGTAAGATCGTACTTAGCGCGAAAAGCCTCGAATTTCTGGTCAAGAGTAGCCATGATTGTCTGGTTATAATTATCTATAATTTATTCTTTTAAATTTATTATTTTTCTGTAATTTTCTTTATGCCCTAAGTGACTTTTTTTAATACTGTTAAAAAAATATTATATTATAATTAAATAATGTCTAGAAAAGCTGTATTTGATATATGTAATAGAAAAAATAGAGACATAGAGATACACCTTTCCGGTCTAACTGGAGAAAAACAGATAACTAGAGGAAAAAATTATACTTACAGCGAATTTTCAAAGATTTTGAATATGCCTATGCCTAATGATATACTTTTACTAAAACTTACAGGTGCTCCACATTCTGTTATCTTAGTCAAGAATAAATTTTTATCTGAAGGTTTTGGAATTTTTGACCCAAACGGCTATACGGCTCGTCTTAAAACTACAAATGAATTAGTAACTGATTTTGATTTTATGTTACTTGCCAACAAAGGGTCTACCAGAGATATAGATACTTATACGGAACAAATATTTGATTCTGTTTCACCTATGAGGCCTCTCAATAGAGGAAATGATACTGTAAACCCGGGATATTGCGGTATATTTGGTATAATATTTATGACATATTTTAGACACACAAAAACTATAAAGAATTGGCACGTACCATGGTCATCTTTTATCAATAAGATATGGGAGCCATTTTATCGCGATGCAAAAAGTGATAGTCCAGCTCTTCTTTTGGCAAGCGATGTTCAGTTAATAATAAGTAGAAACTCAAATATGAAAAACGCTGAATTACAGATATTAGAAAAAATTAGAGAATATTTTATAAAACACGGTATTAAATTCCCATCAGGATCTTTAAAGAGACCTAGATCGGAATTTGGCAAAAAAAAATATAATAATAGATCTTACGTCGTTCATGTAGGGCCGAGAGGCGGCAGATATATCAATGTTAAAGGAACTAAAAAATACATCTAAGCGGTTTTCTTTTTACGAATCTTTTTAACTTTTTCAGGAATTAGATCCTTCCAAAGTTCCGTTACGTCTTCCAACATAGGCTCGAATATGGTCTGAATTGCAGACTTAAATTGATGTTCAAAGTAATAAATGTAATCAATCGGTATTCCGTTTTTAATAACATAATCTGGGTCTTCGACCTTTTCAAATTGTCGCGTCCCCTGATATGTAACAAATACATAAGGGACTCTTTCTCCTCCTGGTACCGTGTCCATCTTGTCTCTTTCCTGTCGCTTTCTAGCAAGAGCCACGTGTGGAATATTAGCAGGACACCTTTTGAACAGGCACTCATTCTTACAACTTGGACATTCGTGTTCTGTCTCTAGAAACTCAAGGATGTGAGACTTATTTTTATTTTTAAGTGTATGAAGAACTGATACATTCATCTCTTTCTTACCAACTACATTCAGTTCGTAATAAGTCTTATCACACAACGTACACACTGCTTTATTATCAAAAGCGTATCCAGAGCGCAAACTCTTTGATAACATCAATTGCTTCATTGGAACTTCTGAATTAACTAATTTACGGATCTTTTCTCTTGCGTACTCCTTAGACGTTTCTATGACTTCTGCTACATTGTCGAACTCGTAATTCAGAACCTTTTCGTTCTTTAGAATGTACTCGAAAATTTTCTTTGAGTTTTCTCTTACGTATTCACAATTGTCTCGACGAACAACTTGAATACCCTTGTAATCGATGTAATCAAACTTTAACGGATTAGTCCAATAAAGACTTGCGTATCTCTTTTTCGAGAATAGAATAAACGGATACATAACTTTTTCAAATTCAAGTTCAATAGGTTTCTTAAATGTTTCAGAAATACGATCAGAACATTCTGGTGCTACCTTGAAAACGTAATTCATATGATCTTGTCCCTTTAGGTCACTTTTAAACTTTACATAAATTGAATCCGTGTCTCCGTATACTACCTCACAGTCGTACCATTCTTCGGCACACTTTTTACTATGAGCGATCATTTCACGCCCGCATGCTGTAACAGCCGCCGCAATTCTTTTATTTGGCAGTCGACCATATTTCGCACCTGTAAACCCGTAAATACTATTCATAGAAACCTTGATAGCAAGCTGAACCCCATTAAGTACCGCATATAAATTATCATCTAGTGACAATGTTTTCATCTGTTTTCTAATAGCCTTACGTTCTTTCCATAGACGAGAAAGAATCATCGGCATAATACCTGTGCGATTCTGTACAAATCTTACATTTACATTTCTTTTGATTTCATTACCAGATGTATCAGTTTCGTCTTCAACCCAATTCATATCGAAGTATTCTATACCTTCAAGATTATCAAATTCTGGATCTTCTACGATTGTAGCGTAGTCATAATTGTGAGCGATCATAATACTAGGATATAGACTTGCGAAATCAAGACCTGCGATTGGTTCGAAATGTGCTCCGGGTGTAGCGCTTAGAACTGTTGCCCCCGTAAACTTTTCGTCTTCATCTTCTGTGTCATCTTTCGGTTTATAATCTAATGCGGGGATTAGATATCCTTCTTTCTTTGTTTCATAAGCAATTTGGGTATGGACACGAATTTGTTGGCCACGCAATTCAATGTATTGCATAGGCACCATCGTAATATTAGACATACCAATCATATTTGTAATAATCCGAAGTTTAAGTATGAGATCTATAAGTAGCCACGTGTCCTGAGCACAATACTTCACAACAAGTGCTATCTTGTCTTTAGTAGACGTATTGTAATTAAAAAGATCTGTCGGCGAAAGATCGTCTTTCTTATCACCAGTAAAATGTTCCGCGACTGAATTAAGTTTGTAAGATTCTAGTTTGTGTTCTTTCTTGATGATAAACATCATATCAAACTGGGTAATTCCATACATTTTAAGATAAACCATAGTATTGTCTCCGTATGCCGAAGTGTTCAACTGATCTTCCTGTTTTATAGCAGGTTTCTCAGTGATTCTACTTAAGTTTTCTAAAATATATTCAATTCCGAGAACCTTAGCTCGAGCTATGAGGTATTTCCAATCAAAACCATATCCGTTGTATTGAATTAAAATGTCTGGATCTGTCGCGAGGATGAATTTAACCCAACCTTCGATGAGTTCTTTTTCAGAATTGTACTTTTCAATGATGACGCCTTCCACGGGATCGCAGTCGTTGTCTATAGGACTTTTGATAGTCACTACATGTTTAATTGATTCTTTTGTATTGAACTTGTAAAGACTTGTTCCAATTTGAGTAATTATGTCATGTTCTTTGTCTGGATCTGGAAATTCGTTGATACCTAGATATCTCGATGAATATGAAAAAGCCTCAATGTCCCAAGATCCAAGAGTAAGATTACAGACTTCGTTACATTCAAATTTTTCTACATTGTTGTAATTAGTTGTATAACTGTGCTGACATCTTGACATATCTGGAAATGAACACAACTTACTCGCTTTAATCCAACCGGCCATCTGAATGTCTGCTTTGTGTGTAAAACGAAGATAAGGTTCAATATTGGATTCGTACAGTTCAAACTTTAAAAAGTCCGTTGTACTTATCGACGAAATCTTAGGCAGCCTTCTTGAATCTTTTGGATTTAGAATCCATCTGATTTTGTTAAATGTGGCGAGATTTTTACAAACAAAACGCAAGAATTTGTACTCTTTCTCATTGGTAAAACCTTTGTACTTCTTGCGAGATACAACGCTTATACTCTCGAGATCTTCTTTGTTTCGGAAGAGTTTATTCCTGATGTATTTTTCTAGTTCCTTTCTTTTGAAAGTATCAAAATTGTCTTGATACTTATCCGGAATAAGAGCAAAGAAATATGGTTTATAACCTTCAAATCTTACACATACAGATTCAGATATCTGATTAACTCCGAAAGCGTAAATGTTATAACTCGTGACTGGGTATTCGCCGTCTGGATCATCTGTTTCATCAGATGCTTCCCATGACAATATCTGAAATGTAACTTCATTTAATTCTATTGTACTTTCTGGGCGAATAAATGCTTCCATTTAATTATATATACACCATTTATTTAAATGTGTTTAGAATGTATAGATTTCTGTAATAATTTAATTAGTAATAAATGCTAATGTAAATATTATACTTCCACCTAACGTGATTCCTTTTAAGAGTAATCTTCCATCTGAAGTTGATATACCGAATATAGTAAAATCAACCCATCTATTTGAAAGAATGTCACAAAGTATTAACCACTCAACTGAATTTGCAGTATCGAATGTTGTTGATGCATTAATTACGTTGATTTCATTAGAAATTAATGAATTAATTGGTAATCTATATAAAAATGTTTTTATAAATGCGTAAGACTTGATGTAGTCTAAAATAAATTCTCTTTTACTTGCGTATATGTATATATAAAATAATAACGCTGATTGCGTGAGGGTGTAAATTAAGCCACAAACAAAAAGATATCTGTCAAAAGGTATAAAATTGTTAAATATATTATAAATTGTAATATCATTTTTTGGTAAAACATTTCTTATAAAAAGAGATACATTTGCTGCGCCTATAAGTGTGCTAAAAGAAATTATAGGATTTAATAGTTGTATTGTCTTTGATATTTTGTTTTTAGTAGTAGAAATGTCCATTATTAAATTATTTATACAAGCATTTTCTAAGAAATATTCTTGTGGAAAGGACAAAATTTTTATTAACGTATTAATTTCTGAAATGTGTTCTTTAAGAATGAATATAACCGTAAATAAAAATAAGGAACAAAGAAGTCTTGAATAAAACCAATCTATAAGTATAATTATAAAGAAAACGTTATTGTCATTTGTCAGTAATTTTGGCCACATATATTCATTGTTAAAAGCCGAAACGTCGATAAAATTTAATACAACTGAAAGTATTGAAAATAATAAAATAATTATAGTCTTGAATTTTTCACAATTTAGTATTTTTTCCATATGATTACATCTGTAATACTTCTTAGACCATAAATGAATCAATGGTACATTTACGTGAGTTAAAAAAGATACTATGTGACGTGTGTCAGATGTTATTACCCACAACCTTAAATTGTAAATACTTTGTATCCATAATAATATATTAACAAATACGAAGTAAAATGTATAAATTAAATAGAATATAAAATGTCTTCCATTCAATTCTTTTTTATTATCGTATTTTAGTCCTATTTCAAATTCATCTTTAGTTTCCGAATACTTAATTAGATTAAGTTTATACATCAATTTAAATTTTTCACGGGGGAAACCGGTGTCTTCATCACTAAAAATGTCTATCTTGGATAAAAATGGAAAGGATATGTTATAAGCTTTTATTCCAAGAATAAATAAAATATTGTTTAACATATTAGAAATGACGATGTCAAAGTTAACTATACCGATTATAATTATTTGTATTCTTATATTTACATTTAACTTTATTTCATGTACAAATTCATATAGGACCAAATCTGGAAAAACTTATAAAGCCAGTAACATTCAGTCCGCTGAAATATTAGATACGTTACGTGTTATATCTATAGATTTATCTTATGAAATAGAAGCAAACCGCGGAAATTTATTGCGCAAAAAGTTACGAAATACAAGTTATAAAGAATTGATAAATCAAGATGATAACATTTTGGCATGGAATTATGATAAAGGACGTGAGATAGGATTTAAGTTGTATCAAGATAATGGGATGTATTATCCCGCTGAACACATTATAGAATCTCTTTTTCATGAACTAGCCCATTCGATATCAAATACAGTTGGTCACGGCAACGAATGGAAATCTAATTATAATTATCTACTTAAATATAAAGATAAATACGTGATCATTTTAAGAAAAAAAAATAAAGTTTTACTGTAATGAACGACCTTTTCATAGGAGGAGGTGGATACTCTGGGTTTCATTTTATTGGAGCACTTGAATACATTCATCAAAAAAACTTACTTGATCTTAAAAACTTTTATGGTACTAGTATAGGTGCATTAATAGGCACGTTATACATCTCTGGAACGGAACCTAAATCTATGATTAATATGTTTCAAAAGATTAAACTTGAAGATATCGTAAAATATGAATTCACAAATATCCAAAATGGGTTACTCGATGATTCGCTATTAGACACCTTAGTTAGTTTTGTAACAGATAAGTACAAAGCAGATATAAATCTATACGAGTTTTCTAAAATTACTAAAGTAAATATAAATATTTACGCAACGAATGTAACAAAAAATGAATACACGTGTCTAAGTAATGAAACTAATCCCGAAGTTAAACTTAAAGATGCCCTAAAAGCATCTATGAGTATACCTTTTTTATTCAAACCTGTTGAAATAAACGGTGAAATTTATATCGACGGCTGCTGTAAAAACTTATATGGATCTCCCCCTAAGGAGATATTCATACGGGGTTATAGTATAATTCTAAATAATAAATCAGGGGGTTATTTATTTCAAGTAATATGTTCTGTGTTTACACGTGAGCCTCCTAGAAGTACATTTTTAATTAAAATAGAAAATGAAGTTGATGCAAATGTTTATCTTAATTTAGATAAAATGAGATCTAAATTTATAATAAATATGTATAGAAATGGTATATACACCTCTAGAAAATACTTAGAATAAATCTTATCTAGGTATAATTTCTTTCAACCACTTCTTCCTGTTTGCTAGATACTCTAAGTATGAGTACTCTTTCGGAGTCTTATTATCGAAGTATATTATACTTTTTTTAGATTTAATATCGTCTATACATCTATAAGAATTTCTAAGTTTTTGTACCATGGTTGAATAATCTTTTTCAACATTTGTCTTGATGACTGGTAATGAAATTTCAAAATCAGGAATAAAATTAATTATATTTCTTTCGGAATTTTCCGGAACATTTGTCATGTACTTCTTAAATTTGGAGACCTGTTCTCCGTTATAGAAAAAATTGGAGGTATGTTCTGAGAAAATGAAATAAGGTATTCCATTTTTTTCGCACATCTTAATACATAGTTCAGATATTGTATTATATTCAGTGAAATTATGAAATATAATACAACATTTTGAAAATGTCAAACTATTACAGAGATCTTCAACAAGTGTTTTATCATTTAAAGACTTTCTGAATATTTGAAGCATGTTTTTGTTGCAAATATTACTGATGTGTTTCATTTGTTTTCCATAAAAAATATTTATTCTATGTGTTGGATCTATATTTGTAGAGGTCAGTCTTTTAGAAATCTCTGCATAATTATCCCACGATAAATCGCATACAACAAGAATGTTCATTGACATAATTTGATATATTGATATATTCACTTTATTTGTTTGTTCTAATTTAAGTTTTAATTTGTAATAAATTACATCTATTAAATTTAAATGTTACTTATCGCAATTATATCCGTAATTGTTACGTTTATCGTTATTTTTTTTATTAAGAGAATGTTCAACAATTTCAAAATTGAAAAGATAGTTGTGCCTTTTAAATTAAATGTAAATTCGGATAAGATAATTATACTGTCCAAAAACGGTTGTCCTTGGTGTGAAAAATTAGAACCTTTCATTGACAACTCGAAAAACGAATGTATTAAAATTATAGTAAATGACGATGATACTTTTAAATTTGACGAAAAGTTTACTACTTTAGAACATGAAGAACGTGAGTCAATAATTAGAGGCTCGAGAGATCTTCTAGAAAATACTGGTTATTATTACCCGACTATAATTCATAAAAATGAATATATTATAGGTTTCCCTGAGGAAAAAACTCTTAATAAACTTTTTAATGAATAAAATACATTTACATTTACAATATATTATACATAGTAATGTATAGTAATGTATAAGAAAATAATAGTAATCGGAGATGTTCGCGGCGATTCTAAAGTTCTCGTGAAGTCACTAGAATTAGCAAATCTTATAAAAGACAATGTATGGATAGGAAAATATACATTAGTAATTCAAATGGGTAATACACTTTCTGGAAAGAGTACTACTAGTCCGCCTCTGAGTAAAGAATATGTAGAAAGTTCAGAAGAAATTAAAATAGTTAATCTAATAAATCTTTTTAATTCTCAGGCTAGATTAAACTCATGTGAAGTTATATCTATACTCGGTAAACATGAACTGTTGAGTTATTACCATGGTGGCGACGAACTGTTTATGCACCAATACATTAAAAGTAAAGATGAAATGATGTATAAAAAAATGTACAACTGTTCCAGAAATAAATTTTGGAAACCGGGTAACGAAGGGGGTAAAATTTTGTCTAAAAGACCTCTTTTTTATTTAATCGATAAAATAATTTTTACTAATTTCAATTTATCTATACACCCAGACACCACTGAAAATGAAATCAATAAAAATAAAAAAGATGTTAAAGAATGGCTACATTCGGGTAAAAATAAACCAGATATTATATCAAGAGTATTTAATAATGTAGATACAAAACTTAACGTTAGTAATTTAAATTTAAATTTTGAAAAAGTAATTACATCTAATTCAATTCAAGATGGTGAAACGGTCGACTCGGTAAGTGTTAAAACCGACTCATCTCGAGCATTTGGTGAAAACGGATGTGTAGAGATTTTAGAAATAATTACTAAACCAGTTTTAATGATAAAAAGAATAAGCGAAAAAAGGTGTATTATAGAGCTTTGAAAATGTTAATATATTTCGGATCTACATTATGAAATTTTCCGTTTGTATCATACTCGGCATAAATGTGACCAGGTTTCATCACAGTTGTAATGTCAAAATCACCTTCTGAAAATTTACTGATTTTTTTGAAAAATTCATCCAATTCTTTATAAAATTTAATGTATTTTTCATTCCATTTTTCCTCGGATATGTCTATTATTCCGTATTCATTGTCATTTTCTACAGTAGATTTATAAATTGTTCCGCCGTAAGTTTGTGTTATCATCCCCCTAGTTTCGCCCATCGCGAGCATGTAACCAAAAAGTTGATACAAATCATATTCATTTTTTCTAACGTTTTCTTTTTTCATACGCGTTTTAATTTCAATTAACATGTCTTTATCCTTTGCATCATGTAGACCTTTAAGTTTCCAGCCGTGGTTAGTATCTGTGTAGTACCACATTTTATTATTTCCCTTTGTATACTTGGAAATATTAATCACCGTATCTTCGTTGTTTCTTCCGCAATCTTTTTTAAGATTATCGCGTACAATATTCCTTGCTTTACTTATTTCAGAATCTGACACATCCGGAACGTTTGATTTAAGTTCTTCTATTACCTTTTGTTCGATGCTATTAAATTCTAATGGATCCTTTACAGTTTTTGAAAAAGATTTGTAAGATTCTTCGATAGGTCTCTTTAACGAGGTTCCTTCTAGCGGACGGATATTCCTGTTTTGAATTAATTTTTCTCTGAATATTTTAGGATATTCACGACACAACAACAGCATAATCATTTTGTTTCTTGGTTCATATTTATTCTTTCCGCACGCCGAACCAATGTAAGAAATTTCAAGCGTATCCATCTTGTATTATAAGGATATATTACCTGTATTTTTAAATTGATAAATAAAATGTAAAAAAAATGTAATGTATTATTAAATATGTTATCTTCATTTCAATTACTAATAGCACTTGTTCTCTTAGGACTGGGTGTTCTATTTTATTTTATTTCTCACAAATCGCCCGAAAAGCCCCAAGTGGGAGATGACCTTGATCCGCTTGAAAACGTTGAATCTGAACCCCCTAAACCAACTAAGACTACTCTGGTTGTTGCTGATGAACCGGATAGAGATTTGGACCCAGATGTTATAGTTATTTCAACTAAACCCGATTCCGAAGATAAACCTGTTAAACCTACTCCCACTACAACACCTGCACAACCAATAATATACCAACGTCCAGACCCCCCTGTATAACCTGTAAACAGAAGACTTACAGATGCAGAACTTAATATATTCGATGATAAAGTTAAAAAATTCTATAGGCCACCTCGTGTACCGAACGAATGTTATGGGCGGTTTTACCGGGATTATATTATTAATAATATCAAACCTATGGAATTTGACACACAAGAGATAACTCGAATTTTAGATTCAAGTAGAGACTATTTTGCATCCACACAAGATCCTTTGCGAAGTGATGGATTTGCGCCCCGAGAGTGTTGATGAATTTCCTACGTTCAATGAATAGCGGCGGCAGTCGCAAAATTATGGATAGATGTCGATGAGGATAATCTTTATTTTTTCTAAAAAAAGAATTATTTTCTTTTTATTATAACAAATGCAGTTTAAAACAAAGATTATATTAGTAATCCTAGTTCTCGCAATTATTGGAACTGCGGTATTTTTCTTATTAAGAAAAAAGAGTGCCCCCGTCGAAGATCCTCTCGATGATCCCCCAGTCCCAACCACAGCGGAAGTCCCTTCTGACGAACAAGAACAGCCCACACCAACTACTACACCCGCGAAGCCTTTAGTCCCTGTAAAACTTAGTGCTCCAAATAGAATCCCCGTTCCAACCGCCGTTCCAACTGCCGTCCCAACCGCCGAACCAGATCAGCCAACACCAACTACTACCCCCGCGAGGCCTTTAGTCCCTGTAAGACAAGAAGCGTCCCCCGAGAGCAGCATGATCATAGGTAAGCGCGGAAAGTTTCAAAGTGAAGGGGGTGTAGATGTAAATAATAAAACAGATATATTATCTTTCCCACCCGCTCGATCTGTCGACTTACATATCGAACACGTTGATGTGCATAGAGGGGATCCACAAAATAAGAACGCTTATATCATATTTAAATACAAAAATGAGTCACACAAGTTTACATTTGTTGGTAACGGAGGTCTTCGTTTCAAGAAAAAGGATGGTACATTTGGTCCTAACTTAGGCGTGGGCGATGCCTCTAGTGTTGTATTAAGAGACTTAGGGTTACCTGTTGATTCATACAAGATAGAATGTTTAACAACCACTGGAAGAAACACGTGGCATTTTAAACCATTAGACTTATCTAAAGAGCTCATTGGTGTCCAGATGACTGATAATGCGGATTGGGGGGGTCTAAGAGGTGTATATTTTAAAGCTATTTCATAAACAGAACATTTTCTTATCAAAGAAATAATTACAAAAAATAATATGTATTAAAAAAATATAATAGATTACATTAATAAATATTCCAATATGGATTCTTATGCTATTAATGTAATAAATTCTATAATCGTAAACCCCGATACTAATAGACACATCCAAGAAATGAAAAGGTACATTTCTGATCCAGATGCATTTCACGGACACATGAATAATTTTGTTTCAGTTTTCCAAGAAAGTATTTCTAAAAAAACTTTAACGTTAATACGAGAATACAATCAAATGTATCAGAAGTGGTCAAATGAACAAACTATGATGCAAATGGCCAATAATTTTGACGCCGAACAAATTTCAGATTTATTCGGTGATTTTAATGTTTCGCCTAATATAGACTCTGTTCTAAGAGGTATCTCTAAATCTAGCATATCTAAAAGAAAAGGACCTTCAAAAAAGAAAAGGAAATTCTAAAAGAAAAGAAAAGAAATTAAAACAAATCGAAGTCGTCAGGTGCCGTGCCAAATTCATCAAATACTGGTACGTCATCACGCACCCAATGAGTAGCATCTAAATTTGGTTTAGGTCCTCCTTGTTTCTTTCTGTATTGAACGGTTTTAATACCAAACTTGTTGTAAGCTATAAAAGGTTCGTGACTTTCGGCATATTCTTTTCCAAATAATGTTACCATACGTTTGCGTAATTCGTTCATATCTAAATCTCTTACATTTTTATTACCAACTTCTGTAATAGGCGAAGCCTTCGTTCCAGAGAAATAAGTATTCGATTCAGAATTGTATTCATTGTAAGCCATCTCTCCAAAAGCCGTGGTAATGGAATTCTTAAGCTGCGTTAGTCTAGTGGGGTTGTAGTTTAATAATATTTTGTTGTATATTTCTTGATATTCAGGTTTTTTACTCGACCAATTGCTTAGAGCGGTATCTATTACAATTGCATAATCATCTGGTCTAGACATGCCTGTTGCTGCGGCGACGTCAAGTTTACCCACCAATTCTTTTAGATCTTTCTTAACCTGGGTTAAGAATAAACCTGATCCATTCTTTCTTTCTCTGAAGTCAAATGTATTATCATCATTGAGTATCAATGAAATGTAAGAAATTTTGCCATCCTCTGATACACCGTGAACAAAAACTGGGAATTTAGTCATTCCAGCTGAATGTAATCCCGGATGTTTATCCTTTAGTTCCTTTTCTAAGCTCAATTGTTTCATAATAGCTTCTGAAACAGCCGCGTCGTAAACGACACTCGGTTCAGGTTCTGAAATGTCCGGTGAATCAAGTAACGAAGGATCTAGTGGCTGGAGAAGTCCAATCATAAGGTATTCTGATGCTAATCGTTTAACGTCTTCTGGTACGTCAGAAGACCTCACTAGACCGGGCGCCATTTCTTCTTTTTCTTCGGGATCTAGGTCTAATATTTCAACAGCAGACGATATTTTTTCTTCATTGCAAGTAGATTCTAGAAAATTAGAAACAGGTAATTCATTTCTTTCCCATTTTAGGTCGCCGGCTCCGTCTGGACCAAATTCGTAAAACGAAACTAATGACCCGGACACGTTTTCGATAAGAACTAATCTGTTGTTACAAGATCTTCTAAGTTGGTCAAGCTCCATTGTAGTCGAAGGACCCGGGTCAAAACCTGAACCCGAACCTGAACCCGAACCTGAACCTGAACCACCTGGAGCTTCTGGGAAAACCGGGACAACTGGAACAGGTTCTTCCGGTTGACGAATCGCGCCCGTGTCTGGTATTCCGGCCTGGTCAAGGCACGTTTTAATTTGATCATCTGTTAACTTGTCTAACATCCAGTTAATTATCTCTTCGGGTGTTTTATCATCAAAGAAATTTGATGTAATACTACTCATTTATATACATTATACATTATAAAATTATTTTAAATTTATATTTTAATTTACTTTTTAGACTTTGCTTCTTTCAACGTGTCGAAAATACTTTTTGGGTCTGTTCCTCCTATTTCTAGTAGCATTTCAATGTGATCTTCTGTGTAGATATTGTATTTATAAACCAGTTCTAATACTGCCATATTAATTTTTTGTTTCTTTGAGTCTTTTGTAAATTTTTCTGTAATTTCTTTCTTAAGGCCCGCGGATATGTCTTGTTTTGCTAATTCTTTAATACACTTCGACAATTTTGTAAATTTATTAATGTAGTTTTTGTCTTCGGGAAAAGAAATTTTATCTTTACCCCTTTCATTAAATACAATTTTCCGAAGTTGTGGCAATAAACTGTAATTATTCTTGACACGATTTAATTCTTCCTTTATGTTTCCTTCTACCGGAATATCTTCAAATACATTTTCAGAGTCCCACGGTAGAATGTCTTCGCGAATTATTAGATCTTTATTTATAGTGTCTTCATCTATAATCTCCGGGTCATCATCATATGGTTTAAGTATGCCATTTTCATCGGGTCCCGCTTCTACAAATGTTAACATTAAGTCTTCTTTCGGGTATGTAAATTCTCTTGAGTAAATTTGTGCGAAGGTTACAGTTTCTGGAATTCCATCTCGGATGTACATTCTTAAATTAGATGGATTTTTGTAGTAAATTTGATACATTCCGCCTGTTACAGGAGAGATGTGCTCTTCTAATCTAATTAAGTTGCCATTTTTATTTATCTCTGCGTCAATAGAACTGTTTTTAAGTATCATTTCAATGTCTTTATTAATCGAATTCTTCTTAAGAGATGTTGTTAACATTCTTTGTTCTATAGAAAGAGAATCGAGATCCCAGAAATTAGAGACTCCTTTTACTTCTGAGAGCATGGCCGCAACGTCTATGTCGCTACCTTCTGAAGGTAAAACGCTGTAATGTCTATATATGTCTACATATTGTTCTTCTGTAGGTAAGTTAGAGTGACTACAATATCTGGATGCGCGTGCTAGAATCTGTTCTATTCTAGATTCGTTCCACCAAGGATCTGTGATGTGTACTTGTTTAACATTTTTAAACGATACACCTTCCATAACAGATCGAGTACCTAGAATAATCTTTAATAGACTTCCGTCAGCATTTTGTAAAGAATTGAAAGTATTTCTTGCCCTGTTAATAAGAGTTCCATCTTTGTCTTTTGTTTTTGTCTCAGAACTCCAGATAAAATATTTAAGTTTATCGGATTTATCAGAACCAAATTTTCCTAGCCCGCACGCTTCGAGGATTATACTTAGCGGCTCGACGCCGTATGTTAACCAATTTGAAAATATAAAAACTGGCCCAGTGGTATTTAGAGATGATTCTATTATATTAGCAAATTTAGTAGAAAACTGTTTGACATATTCTAATGTATCAGACACCGTTGTAAATTTCTGTGAGATAAGTCTCTCCCTAAAAAGAGCCAACGATTTCTTTTTGTCTTCAGATGTTTTATTTATTTCTGTACCGTGTTTAGGTAATGCAATATTACAGTACTGTTGCGTGGTAACATACATTCCAGTCATAATTTCCTCTGTATCTGTACTTACATTACCAAGTAGTAAATTCTCATATGCATTTGTTTGGTTTTGACCATTTGCAAAATTTTTATCCTTGGATACGTCAGATTTCAAAGCCTCTATGTATTCTGATTTATGATTTTGCGAAAAAGCGTGCTCCATCGTTATAACTCTTTTGTAAGGGTATGCATTTGGATTACCTCCTTTGAAGTATGAGACGTACCCAGAACAAATGTAGCTTAGTAGGTCTTTGTTTATAACACAAGAATTTTCAGTAAGATATCCCACTGGAGAATCGGTAATCTGAGAGCAGGTGTCATCATCCGTTCTGATGCCAATAAAATTTTTATAAAATTCAGTAGCACTTAATGGAAACGGTATTCTAGGACGAAGTAAATTTATTGTGAGAGCAAGTTCATACGGGTTATCATAAACGGGTGTAGCAGACATAATAGCCAACTTTAATTCAGGATGGAAATAATACTTAATACAATTGTACAATTTCTTATAAAATGTACCATCTGCAGAAACAAGTCTTTGAATCTCGTCAATGATTAAAAGACCATTTTTGTTAAAAAGAGCAGAATCTTCTTTTAATCTGTCGCCCCTTGTCGTATTACCGGATTTTTTGTCAGTGCGATATATACTTTGAATGAAAGTCTGATGAGAAACAATGTCAAAAGTTCTTCTGATTGTGTCTCTTAGTTTCTTTTGATATTCATTATACTTTTTCCTTTCTATAATTACTTTATTTTGCTGATCTCTAAACATTTTTTCAGTAGATGTTTCACTTTCTTCGATAGCTGCTAACTTTTCCTCCTCTCTTCTGAGAGATCTCATTTTAGCCAAAAGCATAGCATTATTTTGTTGAGAGACGTAGAAGTCTCTTTCTATTTTTCCTCCGTTTTTAACTAGACAAAATGAAGGACATGAAAAGAACTTTCCATTTCTCATTTCTCCAGAAATTTCTTCATAGTACTGGTCAACTAGAGGAGCTGGAACTGTAAATATAACGCGCTCATTTGTATAGTTTTTAAGAGCCTCTGCTATTACAATACTCGTACAAGACTTACCTGAACCTAGGCCGTGAAAAATAAGTGTATTATTGAAATTTGTATTAGGTCCTAAAAGCTGACCCATAAATTTTTGTTGTGGTCCAAGAGACATATCGGATGACTTACATATTTCATCATTGGATAGATTTATGTAATTTTCTTTGAACTCAAAAGGAGAATCTTCTGGAAATGCCTCGGAAGAATAATTAGATCTAATGAAATCTAGCATTTTTTTGTGTGTATAAACTCTGGAGTCATTTAATTCGGGGAATGGTTTAAAATCACATGATAATTTATATTTCTCATCGTCTTCAGGATTGTCGTAATAATATTGTAAACAATCGCTCATTGTTAATATAAATTAACATTTTAAAATAGATTCTTTTTCTCTAAAAAAATACATTTAGTCCATTAACGAACTCCCGAAAGTATACCATAGAACCATCGAAATGATAAACCCAATAGTGAAACCGGCGGCAACAGTAGTTTTATCGTCTAACATAAACGGCATCGCAATAAAGGGACCTACGAAGTAAGTCAAGATGGAATAGAATACCATCGCAACGATGAGCATATTATTCTCGAGATGATACATTGTTTACATTACGTAAACATTTTAAATTTAAGATTCTTTTTCTCAAAAAATTGAAAAGATTTAATCAATTTTCTTCATATCGAATCTAAATGTTTACTTTTTACTTTCTCATAAGTTTTGACGCGCCTCACCCGAAGAACATTCTGTTTTCTTCCTCGGGTCTAGGCGTTGGCATGCCTCATCCAAATCTTTGTTTCATATTAGATTTCTTAACAGGCTTCTTCGTTCGTTTCTTAATAGGCTTCTTTATTTGTCTTTTGATATCATTCATTAGTCTTTTTGCTGTTTTATAAACGTATATGCCTTTTTTGTTCTTATACATAATACGAACTTTAAGTTTTTTAGCGCGAAGTTGTAAATTTCTGAAGGCAGCTGCTCTTTTAATCAATTCGGGACGCGAAAGATATACCCGACGTTTTCCTTGTTTTTTAGTAATTTTAATACCAACACTCTTAAGTTTAGTCAAAAGAGCTTTATTCGGTAATTTTTTAACCTTTGGTTTCTTTTTACCAAAGCTATTGCGACTTCTTTTTGCGCCCCCTGAATTTCCGTCTGGGGATACAAAGTTGTACGCTGGCGGCAGCCAGTCCGACATTTCGACGTCATCTACTAACCACGTCGCGGATTCTGGTCCTCTTGGAGCAACGGACATATCAATAAGACTCAATGCCGATGCTCTTTCATCTCTTGCAGTTTCGCTAAAAAATGTATACAATCCACCAGAAATCTTATCTGCATCTGTTATAAATTTTTTTTCATAAAATACATTCTTATCTAAAATCCCTGCGATTTTTGCACATAAGATGTCGAACGTTATAAACACGTTAATATCTTTTTTAAACTTCTTCGATAGATATAAATGCGTCATTATCTGTAAAAAATCTCCCATAGTTTTAAAGACTGTTAAGTTTAAAAGCTCTCTAGAAAGGGGAGGCTGATATTTATATGAGATTAGCATATCTTTGGTAATACCATTAACGCTGTCTGTAGAATCTGAACCTCTTTTCAGCGCAGTCTCGAAAGTTTCTTTAAAATAACTGTTTATAGTCAATTTTACTTTACCGCCTTCTTTTTTTAATGATCCATTAAACACGGACAGGACTCCGCATTTTATATCAAAATCTAGATCAGAGCTATCAAGGTCCCCCCTTGAAAGACCTAAGCTGGTAAATATTTTAGTCAAAGCGTCGTCATTGGATGAATCATATTGAGTGGCATAACTATTGATAATATTAATTTCATTTGACTCTCTACAATTATTGCGTTTTTTATAAGCACGGTTCATTAACTCAGAAAAAAATGGTGTTAAGTTCGTTTTATCGCTCGTGGCGTCTATAGTTATATTATATTTCGTAGAAGAAGTGTGACGTTTTCCGGATGATTTAACAATGTCTAGAGATCTTATTAGATCCAAAACGTTAAAATCATCACATGGGTTACTTCTAAGCATGGCGTCCTGTATATTTTGCTCTGTTAATCCTAATAAAACATGTATTCTATCGGCAGTTTTTTTTGCTATTTCCTCAGATATGAATAAATTTATTATTCGTTGTGTAAGAGAAGCATCGCCAGTCTTTTTTGTATTGAGACTTTGGAGTACAAATCGTAATTCATCAGAAGCTTCATTACAATCGTCTATTATTCTTTCAGCGTTATCTTTAAGAAAACGCTCTTTATAAGCGATAAAACCTTCATTATTGACAAGATATGTTTGCCACAATGACTTACCCTGTTCCCCGCGGGGCTTAACAAAATCATGTATTACATCACAAGCCAATAATATCCTTAAATAAATATAAAACTGTTTATAGTTTATAAGGTTTAGGCCATCTTTACGAGATTTATAATAGTCATAAAGATCTAATTGTATTTTCATATTATAACATTTAATAAACATTTTAAAATGAAATGAAATATGATGTGATGGAATATGATGGCTTACATGTGCATCCAGGCAAGGTAATAACGCATCTGTTCTGGTCTTTTAAGATCATTAAATTTAAAAAAAACATGAGATGAATCGGTCATATGCATAAGGATGTACTTAAAATTTATAAGATGAGAATCATCACCTATGTAATGCGGGTTTTCAATAATCATAATAGTGTTAAATATTCTTTGACTATGTAGCAATTTAAACACTCCTATGTATTTTGGACCATCATAATTACGACTTCCTTCTGGATAGAATCCAAGATAAAAGTATTCTTTTGATGTATAACTCGGTGCTACGCTAAGCATATTTAAGTAATCACGATAATAATGTTCGTCAAAAAAGGGTGTAGATTCTTGAGAGATGTGCATAAGCCAAGAACTCGACCATCCCTCTGCATTCAAATAAGTAAGTAATTTAAGTTCTGAACTCCCGCCAAATTCTTCAAGAGAACTAATTAAAGAATCATCGCCTAAGTTTATATAACCGTTTCTGGCGGTAAAATATGGTTTAATACATTTTGTATGCGCCGAAGCAACAAAAGAATTACACGAAGCAATCAACGATAACATCTACGGATTTATATAATATTGTATCTTTTATTTTTTTAAACAGATTCTAAAATAGCAAGTACCTTATTTATAGTTGGAATACATACACCTGTTTCCCTGGATACGGTTGATTTGCTTGGGCTTTTCAGTTGTAAGTTTTTCTTGATTACATAAAACAGTATTCCAGCAGTTGCTGATTTTGGAGTTACTGAATCTAGTTTATCTTTGTAAAGCGTGTAATACTTGTTACATATTTCAACGCTTTTAAACGGTAAATCTAATCTACTAGTATATTTTACGAAAGAATCGTTTTCTATTATATCTATTTTTTCCTTCCCGAGAAACCTGTACTTGGGATGTTTTTCCATAATTTCTTGAAATATTTTCTCTCCTTTTAAAAATCCTTTTTGGTTACCTTCTGCTAAATTGATTATGGATTGTCTATCAGTAGGTAGATTATTATAAATACAAGCATAATAAAGACATGCTGCTATTAGTCCATTTCTCACTGAAGCCCTCGTTAATTTCCCTGATTCCATACAGACATGCCACATATCCTTAGCAATGGGTAATACACAAGTATGAATTTTTAATTGAGTGCAATAATTTTGAAATCTTTCAGATATTTGCCAAAATGTTTTTTGTTTGTGACTAAAAGTCTGTTGATAATGTATTCTCATCATTAGCGAATTTTTATTAGCAAATCCAGGTATTGTTCCTCGTTTATCATAAGGATTATCTGACACGAAAGCATCGCCTCTCTGTAATCCATTAGACATTGAACCATCTTCTTGTTTATAATTATTCCATTCGCAGTATTCAAATATACCAGACAACACTACTGTACCACAATCTAAACATATTTTATCACCAAGTCTATGATCAATTTGTAGATTTATATGAGAACATTCGCACACATTATCACATTTTTCTTCTTTTACAAGTTCTTCAAAGTCATTCCAAATGCTTTCAATTGATACCATAAACAATAGGTGTATACCACATTGTATAAATCATATCTTAATAATGATTAAAAAACGTAATTTTGCGCCTTAAATTAATATTATTTACATTATATTAGATTAGAGTACATTACATTAATTTATTATGAATGACGAAATATACATATTAGATAGACCCACGGTGAAGATAATATTAAATAAAAAATTAGAACTTTTTACAGTAAGAATAATATCAAACGACGTGTATAATCAAGAAGGTTTTGACGAATTTTTAAATTACTTCCGAAATACATGGGCGATTGTAAAATCTAGCGATGAAATTTATAAATTATACATTGATATACAAGCAGACAAGGACAATGAATTACCCTTATCTGCGTATATGAATTTATTGAAATGTATAACGGATGTAAATAACACATTAAAGACTAATTGTCACTGTATATGTATTTTCACAAAAGATGCGAAAAAGTGGCAAGACGCTTATAACTTTATAAAAACATTGTGGAATCCAAGAGAAAATCGACCTATTCTTTTTACGGACAACCAAGAGGATAAAACTCTTTTTCTACAGAGTAACAAATTGATCAGATAATTTACAAAAAATTACACAACTTAAATAAATTAAGTATTATATTTCAATTAATTATGAAGATCGTATCATGGAACGTTAACGGTATCCGCTCGCGCATTTTCAATGACTCTATTTCAAGCAAACTTAAGAAAAATGAAAAAATATTTCCAATAGACGGCAGTGCTATACAAGATTTACTTAAGTATGACCCGGATATTATATGTATGCAAGAAACGCGCTGTTCAATTGCTAAATCTAATGTCATAAATATTCCGGGATACAAATCTTTTTTCAACGAATCTAAATTAGACGCGGCAAGAGCCCCTGATAGATATTCGGGGACTTGTATATTTTATAAGAAATGTATAAAATGTACATTCCAAACACAGTTCCCGGGATACGAAGATCTCGAGGGTCGCATTATAATTATGAAATTTGACGACATCACATTAGTAACGGTTTATGCTCCAAATTCAGGTACAAATTACGAGAACAAAATAAAATTCAACGATAAAATGTATAACTTCTTAGATAAAACCACGGGAAAAGTGATTTTATGCGGAGATCTTAACGCAGCAAAAGAAACACATTTCGATCAATCTAAATGCGAACCCGGGCCGGGTACATTCCCACACGAACTTAAATTGTTAAAAGATTTGGAATTTATAAATTTTATAGACACGATTAATTGTGACACTGTTTACACCTGGTGGGATCCCCGACAAGTAAAGGAAAACGGAATGTCTAGGGCAAGAAATAGAAATAAAGGATGGAGACTTGATTACTTCTTTACTAAGAATATTAATCATGTTTCCAGTAAATGTTTAAAATATATAGGTGAGAATAATGAAGGTATCCCTTTAGCAAGCGATCATGCACCAGTTATCTTAGACTGGGAGGAAGGGAATCGAGGGGAGCATGCGACCCTGGGGAGTCATTTTAGCGCCACCGTATAGAGCAACGAAAGTAGCCAGGCACGCAATCATTAGATTTGCCCACCAGATCATACTAGTAAACTTACTCTTGCCGCATTCCCCCTTTCCACAGCAACCGTCCGACTCGTGAGCCGAAGTTAGCTCATTCATACTACCAAATACCATCCACGAAACGATGGCTAAGACAATAGCGTAAATAATAGCTCTCATATTTTAATTTAATATATCAAAATATTTTTTTTTAAAAAATTTAATAATATTTTTCTTAGGAAAAATTAAGATCTTTTTCCCAGAAATTCCTTAGGGAATAATTTTTAATAGTTATGTATTCTTGATTTGTCTTGTCTCGAGTATTTGTTAATTTTTCAATAGTATCACTAGAAAAAGAATGAATTTTCATATTTGTAAGATATTCGTAAGAATCTGAAATCTTAGGATATCCAGACTTTTCTAACTGGGAAATGATACTTTTTAATGTTTGTCTGAATACGATTATTTTGTCCTCTATTATATCTGTTACGAATTTAATTTTAGCATTTAGTACAATGAGTTCGCTATTTAGTTTGTCACACATGTACTTTTGTCTCTTGTTGTAGTACTCGTTTCTAATTCTCCAAAAGTGGAAGATTATTTCTTCGGGTGATTCCATCTTAACTATCTCATTTTTCTCATTGAATACATACATGTTATTTGCTGATAGATGTGAAATCAGTTTTAATTTTTTCAATATCTCATTATTTTGAGTCCATTCTATTACATTTTCCAAAGGGCATTTAATACTAAAATTAACAGTTGTTTCTGTAGATGCGTTAGTGTAGCTAAATATAGTTCCTTCGGTCTCTAATTTGTCAAGAAACATTTTGTAATCATCCGTCCACGTTCCAATTGGAAGTTCCGTGACATTTATTACGTTTCCATTTACCATGTATTTTCCCAGGGTGATCCATTTATTAGTTTCCGTCTTTTTAATACTCCCCGTGAAACCTTTGTACCAAGGAGTCATTTCAGGAATATCCGCGTCCTCGTCAATTACAAGATCCATAAGTGTTTTCTTAATGTCTTTTGGATTAAAACATGGTACGTCACAAGAGAAGCCTGTTCCGATACCACACGCTCCATTGATAAGAATCATGGGCATTGTAGGAACATAAAACATTGGTTCAATGGTGTCTCCATCTTCTTCTAGATATTCAAGAACATTATTGTCATCTTCATTGAAAAGTTTTTTGAACTCATTTGATAGATGTGTGTAGATGTACCTTGGACTAGAAGCGTCTTTTCCTCCTAAAAGTCTAGTTCCAAACTGTCCAACAGGTTCTAGTAAATTCATATTATTTGAACCTACGAAGTTTTGTGAGAGAGAAATAATTGTGTCCATTAGACTGTTTTCGCCATGATGATAATTAGTCTTTTCTGATACATATCCAGACAATTGAGAAACTTTGATTTCCGAATACAAATTTCTTTTGATACAAGCATAGATAATCTTTCTCTGAGAAGGTTTCATTCCATCTATAAGACTTGGAATAGATCTGATATTATCACTGATAGAGAATAACACAAGTTCTTTATCAACTAGATCTTTTACCGAAACATCTGATGAATTATAATCCAGGCTTTTTGGACACTTAATATTTTCTAATATCCACCTTTTGCGAGCATCGGCCTCAGTCTTCGTAAAAGCTAAAACCAGAGACTTTGAATCTGCTTCGGTTTTAATTTTATAATCAAGTGTTTTCATAGATTTAAAGTACTCTTTAGCCTCTTGTTGAGTGCTAGTACCAAGACCCTTGTAATATTTTACTTTGAAACTAGAAATATTATTTGTCTTTTTCCAGTCTTTGTAGTCGTTGAGGTTGTAAAACGGGATTACCTGATTTCTTTTCGTGAGTTTGATAACAGGTGTCACCAAAGAACTTACGAAGTCTTCTTTGAGAAGTTCCGGCCAACCATGACTGATGAAGTTAACCAGTAGACTCTTGATGTGAAAACCATCTGTATCGGCGTCAGTCATAATAAGAATTCTTCCGTATCTTAGGTCCGAAACAGATTTATATTTTTTACCCGTTTGAAGACCTAGAATTTGTTTGATGTTATTTATTTCGGCATTTCCTGCCATTTGCGAATAAGTCGCTGTTCGTGTATTAAGTATCTTACCCTTGAGAGGAAAAGCACCATAGTAGTCTCGGCCGACTACTGAAAGTCCAGATACAGCAGTAGTCTTAGCTGAGTCTCCCTCTGTAAAGATAATAGTACACAACTTAGATTCTTTTGTTCCTGCTTTATTTGCATCGTCTAATTTTGGAATAATAACCCTGTTAGTTTTCTTTCCATCTGTTTTTGAAATATTTTTCTTTTCCTTGGCTTCTGCGAGAGCAAGAATATTATCGATAATACCAAGTTTTAGAACACTCTTGACGATGTCGTCCGTCAAATTAAATTTGCTTCCGAAGTCTGATGCTTTAGTGATGTTCTTTTCCTTTGTTTGGGAAGAAAATGCTGGGTTTTCAATCTTACAGTTAATGAATACAAAAAGATTTTCTCGAATGTAGTTTGGTTTGATAGTAATTGATTTATGTTTTTCTTGAATGATTTCTGTTAGTTTTTTTATGAGGGGCATCATAACATGTTCTACATGTGTCCCTCCGTCTGTTGTTGAAATTCCATTTACAAAGGAAATACACTTAAATTCATTACTTGGACTAAACGCCACTTGCCACCTATTTTGTTCGGATATTGTTCTCGGTACAGTCTTTTTGTCTCCGATGTACATTGAAATGTAATCGGAAAAGTCTTTGATATTCAATTTTTTACCATTGAGTTGAACTGACACGTGTTTTGGAGTAATAGCGCAGATGTCGTACACTCTTTTGGTAAGAATACAGAGAGTATCGTGGGACATCTCTGAGATTCCAAACCGAGCATAATCTGGTTTGAATGATATTTTAGTGTAATTTCCCTTTTTGGTATTGGTTATTACGGGCTTAGATTTCTTAGACATATTACATTCAAATTTTTGTATATATTTTTTACCCGAGTGTGATGTCTCTATTATAAACTCAGTTGAGAATACATTTACAAGCTTTGCTCCCAAACCATTGAGACCACCAGTAGTTCTTTTCTGCGAGTCGTCAAAATTGGTCGATGTAAGCAAATTTCCAAAAATAAGTTCTGGAATGTAAATGTTGTACTCGGGGTGTATCTCAATTGGAATACCAGAGTCATTATACACACTAATTGTTTCTTGTGAAATTTCTACATTGATACATTTAACCTCTTCGTTTCTTTGTACTTCGTCTGAAGCATTAGCGATAATTTCATCAAAAAGTTTATATATCCCCGGGTTAAAGTTACACAAACTGTAATTTAATTTTCCTTCTTCAATTTTCCACATTTCAGAATTCACACACTTTATATCACCGAGGTACATACCAGGGCGAGCTAAAATGTGTTCAATCTGCGTGTACTTCTTGAATTTTTCCGCCATTGCTAAATTATCTGGTTTAGATATATACCATTTTTTTAAACCGGATAATTTTTTGTAATTTTTGATATACAACCCCCTTTCACGATTGTAAGTCATAGACTAAATGATTAAGTTGTTCTTCAGTAATCACGCCTTTAAAACTGCGCGAATTCTTTTTGTAAGTTATAATAGTGTAAGGTATTGTTGTAAAATTGTATTCTTCCATTACATTATCAAATTCTTCGTTTTCTATATTTACATGGTATAATATACTATTTGGAATCTTTACTAGAATTTTGTCAAGTTCTTGGCAGGGTATACACCAATCGGATCCAAATTTAATAAATACAAATTTGTCTCCAAAATCCATACTAATTAGATTATTAAGAACAGATTTAAATTTGATAGTTACACCCATTTATACATTTATATATTTTATTTTTAAGTTGAATAAATTAATTTAATATATTATATAAATTTTAAATGGCATTTTTAGACTTCTATACTGTTGACCTGACTATTATATTAATAATTTTACTTATAATGGGTATCTCATTTGCGAGTATAAATTACATAGACTCAGAAGAAGAAACTGTCGGAACATTGGGTAAAACACTTATTTCATTTACATTAGGAATTTTGTCAAGTGTATTTTATTCGTACGTTACACTTGAAAGTGATGCATTATTAAAAGAAAATTTCTGGGACTAATTCAAATATTAAAATAATTTTAAGTAATTATAGATGTCGATTAGCTTAGCAAAGTTTAATCCCAAGAGAATAGAGGAAAGACGTACAGTAGGATCGGGACCTGCTACTTGCGTATTTATAGGAAAGAGAGGAACAGGAAAAAGTACATTAGTCGCGGATATACTTTATCATCTTCGCAAAATTAAAGCAGGTGTTGCTATATCTGCCACAGAGGATGGAAACGCTTTCTATTCGAGTTTTATACCAGACTTGCTTATACACTCCGAATATAAACCTGAGGTTATTCAGCAGGTGATTACACGACAGAAAAAGACAATAAATGGAAAAGATCCTAAAAAAGACAATGATGTTTTTTTACTTTTAGATGATTGTATGTACGATAAACGTATGATTAGAGACACTAATATCCGGGGTATTTTTATGAATGGACGACACTGGAAAATTACATTTATGTTAACTATGCAATATTGTATGGATTTGCCACCTGATCTTCGAGCAAACATAGACTATGTCTTCATTCTAAGAGAAAACATAATTCAAAACCAGGAAAAACTTTATAAGAATTTTTTTGGCATTTTTCCACAATTTAGTGTTTTTCAAGATGTTTTAAATGCGTGTACAGAGGGTTACGATTGTCTTGTATTAGACAACACGTCAAAAAGTAATAACATACAAGACTGTGTTTACTGGTATCGAGCAAAACCTAATAGAAAATTTAGAATAGGATCAAAAGAGTTATGGGACTACTGTAATAAAAAGTACGATAAAAACAAAACAAACGAAACAGCAGATGAAGATCCTAAAAAATTAAGAAAGAAAAATGCCGTAAGTGTTACTGTTAAAAAGTTGAAATAACTTAAAAGATTTTATTTAAAGCTATAAATTATATTTATTTATACATTTAACCATGGATAAGATAAATAAATTAAAGTCTATACCTCAGCACGAACAACGTTCTGATGCGTGGTTCAAACAACGGGAAGGAAAATTAACGAGTTCAGATGCTGGTACAGTTCTTGGACTTAATCCTTATCAAAAACCCCATGAAGTTCTTTTTAAAAAATGCGGACATGACCCAAAGCCTTTTGTAGGTAACGTAGCCACTCTACACGGTCAAAAATACGAAGATGAAGCAATAGATAAGTATTGTAAATTAACAGGTCAGGAAAACTATGACTTTGGTCTTATAGCTCACGAAGATGTACACAAATGTAGTGATTATTATTGGTTGGCTGGCTCACCAGACGGCGTTTCAATGTCTAAAGATGGAAATGGAAAACCCATTTTACTTGAAGTAAAGTGTCCTTACAAAAGACCTATTAAATTTGGATATATTCCGGATTATTACTATCCTCAAGTTCAATTAAATATGTTTATTTGCAATCTAGAAGATGCTGATTTCATAGAATACAAACCACCTGATATCATGAATATTGTTAGGGTTAAAATTGACTACGATTGGCTAAACGAAAATCTACCTATTTTAGAAAAATTCTGGAAAGAAGTTGAATATTATCGTGAGAATGACATCAAAACGCATCCGAAATATAAACCCCTAAGACCGCCTAAGAGAATGTTAGATCTACGTGATACTTCAGATGACGAAACTGAGTGTATCCCGGTTTTGATTATAAGGGATATCTAATTTTACAGAAAATATTTCAATTTAAAAACTTAATTTATAATAATGTAATTTAAATTCCAGATGGGAATCAGAGGACTAAATAATCTTATTAAGAAATATGCTCCAGATGCTATTTCAGAAAAAGAAATAAATCTATACAAAGGTTCTAAAATAGCCGTTGATTGTAGTATACTATTATATAAATTTAAGTATGCTTCTCGTACTTCAAATTCACACATCATTGGTATAGCAAACAGAATTAAATACTACTTTATGAATGGAGTTCTTCCGGTGTTTGTATTTGATGGTACACCTCCGGATGCTAAAAGAAATGTGTTAGTTAAAAGGCAAGCAAATAAAGAAAGAATGTATGTTCGACTTGAACAGTTAAGAGAGAGAATTCCTGATAATAATGAAGAAGAAAAACTTATAAATACCGAGATTGAAAAAATTACATCTCAACTTATTGTTATAAAGAAAAAAGACGTCGAA